GCCGACGAGGTGGTCAAGGTGGCGAAAACCGGAGGCCTCTCGGAAGAGAAGGCCGAGGTGATCCGGAAGAAGATCCTGGGGATTGTTTGATGAACGAATCTCAACCTACCGATTTCGATCTGGCGCGCGGCGCCACGGGCATCCTTTTGCCCTACCAGGCCCGCTGGGTCGCGGATCAGTCCCCGGTGAAATTCTTCGAGAAATCCCGGCGAGTCGGCATCTCCTGGGCAGAGGCGGCGGACGACACCCTCTACGCCTCCGCAAAGGGATCCGGCGAAAAACGTAATGTCTGGTACATCGGCTATACGAAGGACATGGCTCTGGAGTTCATCGGCGACTGCGCCAACTGGGCGCGGGCCTACAACCTGGCGGCCTCCGCGATGGAGGAATACGAGGAGATTGACGAGGAAGAAGTCGGCGGCGTGGTCAACGAAAAGAAAATCCTGGCCTACCGTATCACCCTGGAGTCGGGCTGGCGGATCACCGCCCTCTCCAGCCGTCCAACGAACCTCCGCGGGAAGCAGGGGCGCGTGGTCATCGACGAGGCGGCATTCCACGACGACCTGGCCGGGCTTCTTAAGGCGGCGATGGCGCTGCTGGTGTGGGGCGGCCAGGTGCGGGTCATATCTACACATTTTGGAGACACGAACGAATTCAATAGCGTTATCCAGGACATTCGCGCCAAGAAAAAAGCCTACAGTCTCCACCGGGTTGATTTCGACGACGCCCTGGACGACGGCCTTTACCGGCGGATCTGCGAGGTCCTGGGGCGCGAGTGGTCGTCCGAAGCCGAGGCGGTCTGGCGCCAGGGCATGATCGATGCCTACGGCGAGGACGCCGACGAGGAACTTTTCTGCGTCCCCAGCCAGGGAACGGGAACGTTCATGACGCGGGCCTTGATCGAGACCTGCCTGTCCGCCGATATCCCGGTCATCCGGTATGAGCAACCCGCCTCGTTCGCCGAATTGCCGGATCCTATCCGCTCTGCCGATGTGAAGGATTGGTGCGAGGAGGTGCTTGAGCCACTCCTATCCGGCCTGGAGGATTGCAACGCCGTTGTCGGAGAGGACTTCGGGCGCACAGGAGACCTGTCCGTCTTCATCCCGCTCCTGGAACAGCAAAACGCCAACTGGCGCGCGCCGTTTCATGTCGAGCTGCGCAACATCCCGTTCCAGCAGCAGGAACAGATATTTTTTTACATCTGCGACCGCTTGACGCGTTTTCGTTATGCCGCCCTGGACGCACGGGGGAACGGTCAGTACCTCGCGGAGCGGGCGATGCAGCGCTATGGCGCATACCGGATCGCCCAGGTCATGCTGACCGAACAATGGTATCGGGAAAATATGTATCAGTACCGGGCGGCGTTTGAGGACAAGACCATCCTGCTGGCGAAGGATGCTGACGTTATCGAGGATAACCGGGCATTCAAAGTCATCCGGGGCGTGGCGAAACTTCCGGAAGTGCGGACCAAGGGGAAGGATAGCAAAAAGCGGCATGGCGACGCCGGCATTGCGGGGGCGATGGCCTGGTTCGCCGTCCATGCCGAGTGGGGCGGCGGGCCGGTGGCGTATGAATCGGTGGTCAGAAGACGCTGGGCGGGCAGCCTGGAATACGCGCGGGTTGGCGTAATTCAACGGGGGGCCTATTGATGACGATTCTCTACGATCAATTCGGGCGCGAGATTGAGGTCAGAAAACTGCCGGAGACCCGCGAGATCGCCGTCACGACGATCCGGGACCGGTGGAGCAACTATCCCTCCGGAGGGCTCACCCCACAGTCGCTGGCGACGATCTTCAAGGAGGCCGACCAGGGCGACGTGGCGCGCCAGGCGGAGCTCTTCGAGGAGATGGAAGAGAAGGATACACACCTCTTCAGCGAGCTCCAGACCCGCAAGAACGCCGTCACGGGGCTTGACTATGACGTCGCCCCCTTCTCGGAGAGCGCCGAGGATAAAAAGATCCGTGATTTTGTCGCCGATTGCATTTTTAACCTGGATTCCTTCGAGGAGGCGCTCCTGGATCTGCTTGACGCGATCGGCAAGGGCTATTCCCTGGCCGAAATCCTCTGGCGGATCGATGGCGGCCGGGCCGTGATCGATCGCATCGCCTGGATCCACGCAAAAAAAGCGCTCTTCTATGAACGCGGCGCCGCGAACATGTGGCAGAAAAGCTATGAGGTCCCGAAGATCCTGACGGAGGCCCAGCCGATCGGGGGCGAGGCGATGCCCGCCTTCAAGCTGGTCTACCACCGCTACAAGGCGCGCTCCGGATACGACACGCGCGCAGGCCTGCTGCGAGTCTGCGCCTGGATGTACCTTTTCAAAAATTACGGCGTCAAGGACTGGGTGGCGTTTGCCGAGGTCTTCGGGATGCCTCTGCGTCTGGGGAAATATGACTCCGGCGCGAGCAAGGAGGACAAGGACGCCCTGCGGGCCGCGATCTACTCCCTGGGAGCGGACGCGGCAGGTATCATATCGAAGAACACCGAGATCGAGTTCGTCGAGGCGGTGAAAAACGCCGGCAAGAACAACATATACGAGACCCTGGCGAATTTCTGCGACAAACAGATGTCCAAGGCAATTTTGGGGCAGACGGCGACCACGGAAGGAACGCCCGGCAAGCTCGGCAACGAGGACGCCCAGGACCGGGTCCGCCACGACCTGACCAAGGCGGATTGCGAGGCCCTTTCCAATACGATCCGCCGGCAGATTATCCGGCCGCTCGTCGGCTGGAACTTCGGCTGGGACAAACCCCTGCCCTGGTTCAAGATCCTCTACGAGCGTCCGGAGGACCTGGAGACACTGATGACCGTCTACAAGGGCGCCTCGGAGATCGGGCAGCCGATTTCCCAGGAGCACGTCTCCGATCGGTTCAAGATCCCGCTGCCGGCGGAGGGTGAAACGGTTATTCATCCGCCCGCGGGCGGCCAGCCCTCCGGACCGGGCGGCGGATTTGCATCTCTGGCGGCAAAGCATGATGTTGACGAGTTTGTCTATGCTCTCAAGCGCAAAGTGGCGGCAGGAGAATATTCAGAATCGGATGTCGACAATGCGATTCGCCTATTCGTTGGATTAGGCGACCAAGATCCGGGAGCTTTGCGTAGATTGAACACTCTCACGGCCAAATTGCGGCCCCTGGGAGGCGATCGCACCGGGACGAGGGTGGTAGTGGCCGCGACGGGGCAAATCATCCCTGCGAGCGAAATCGACGCGGCGGACCTGATCGCGGAGAAACTCTCGGCGGCGGCGATGCCGATGACGGATGCGTTCCTGGAGGTGCTGCGTCGTTTGGTGGAGGATCCCGAGGTAAGGGATCTGGAGGATCTGCGGGCGCGGATCATCGATCTATGGGGCGGGCTCGATCCGGCGACGCTCGGGGCGCTGATCGCCCGGGCGACGGCAGTGGCGGAGATGGCCGGCATGGCCGACGTTCACGACGAAACGGGGGGCTAAATGACAATTGAAGCCGTCTTTGCCCTTCCGTTCGAGGAACAGATCGCGTTCTTTAAAAAGAAGATCAACATTCCGACGCGCAAATGGGACGATCTATGGAAGGCCGAACATGCCAAGGGGTTCATGATTGCCGGGGCGGCAAAGGCAGATCTCCTGAATGATTTCCGCCAGGCCGTGGACAAGGCTATTTCCGGCGGATCGACGTTGGCGGATTTTCGGAAGGAGTTCGACGGCATCGTCGAAAAGCACGGCTGGAGTTACAAGGGCGGCCGCAATTGGCGCACCAGGGTGATCTACGACACCAACGTCCGGACGTCGTATACCGCTGGCCGCTGGCAGCAACTCCAGGATCCGGATGTCAAGAAATTCTACGGCTACCTGGTCTACCGTCACGGCGATTCCCGTGTGCCGCGGCCCCTTCATCTGGCCTGGGACGGCACGACTCTCCCGGCGGACGATCCCTGGTGGAACACACATTATGTGCCCAATGGATGGGGCTGCAAGTGCAAGATCTTCGCGGCGATGAAAGAGGAATGGGAGGCGGCTGGCGTCAAGGGCCAGGCGCCGCCCTCGCCCATCGATCCGAAGACGGGGGAACCCGTCGGCGTCGACAAGGGTTTCGGTTACAACGTGGGGGCGGCCTACATGGAGCAATCACATCGCATTCTGGAGAACGCCGTCGCCCGGCTGCCACAGGACATAGCGGCCAGGTTGACGGCGGAAATCGCAGCGTATTCGGGGGTTGGCAATGCCTGAAATCAGGATCGCCGTTGATGACAAAGCGGTAAACGAGGCGTTGATTGATCTTCAACGGAACGTGTCGGATCTTTCACCGGTGATGAAGGTCATCGGGGAATACATGGTCCGGTCGACGGAGGATCGCTTCAACCGTCAGGGACCCGCGCCGGATGGAACTCCCTGGAAGCCGCTGGCAGTCTCGACGCTCAAACGCAAGAAACATCCGAAGATATTGACGGAATCTGGAGCGTTGCGCGGGGATATCAACTATCATCTCCTGGGAACCCTCGGAGTGGCGATCGGAACAACCGGGCGGATTCCCTATGCGGCGATCCATCAACTCGGCGGGACGATCGCCCACAAGGCCCGAGTCGGCGTCCTGGCGTTTAAGAAAAAGGGCGGATTCATGAGCAGGTCCGACGCCGGCAAGCGCAAGACCGCCGTCCGCGTCGCTTTTGCCCATTATGGGGAACGACAAACGAAGATCCCCGCCCGGCCGTTCCTGGGCGTGAGCGCACAGGACAGCGCAAAGATCGTGGGTATTATCAGTAAGTATCTGACCGTGAGGTAAAGACGATGAACAATATTCTCACGATTCTGAAGGAACTATCCGGAGCGCCGGCGGAGTTCCAGGTGCTTCCGGAAGGAAAGATCGAGATCAACGGCGAATCCCCGGCCTATCTCAACGAGGAGGCGGCCAAGAAGGTCATCGCCTTTTTCAAGGCCCGAGGGAACGATATGGTGATCGATTATGAGCACCAGACGCTTACGGATGGACAGGCCCCGGCCGCGGGTTGGGTCAAGAATCTGCTTTGGAAGGGGAAGGACGGTCTCTGGGCCGTGGTGGAGTGGACGAAAAAGGCGAAAGATTACCTGGAAAATCGGGAATACAGGTATTTCTCGCCCGTCATGTTTGTCAGCGCTTCGGACCGTCTGGTCACCGCCCTGGTAAATATCGCACTGACAAATACGCCGGCCATCAACAACCTCACGCCTATAATCGCCAAGATGACCCTGGACGAGGCCCGTGCTGCCCAGGATGCAAGAAGCGGCAAGTGGGAAATCGCCATAAAGGACGGCGGCCACGTGACGAAACCGGGGCAGTGGGCAGACGTCCCGGATGAAGATTTTCTGGACCCTGTCAATTACCGTTATCCCTGCCCGGATGCGGCGCAGACGCGGGCGGCAGCCGCGTATTGGGGGCAGACCGGCAATCAGGAGCAGTACACGGCAGATGAGCGCGCCCTCATTGAGACGCGGCTGGATAAGTTCAGGAAAAAATTTAACATTGGGGTAACCGTAACTGGAAAGGAGAAAACGCAAATGATTGAGAAAGTGAAACAGTTGCTGGGCCTGGCGGTTGACGCCGCCGAGGTGGAGATCGAGAAGGCGGTGACGCTTCTGGTGAACAAGGCCAAGGATCTGGAAACGCAGGTCGCTTCCCTGGTCGCCTGCAAGGAGGTCCTGGAGGCCCTGGGGGCGAAAGCCGACGCGGGCAAGGAGGAGGTCATCCGGATCGTCGGGTCGCTGAAGGCGCCCGCGGACGTGGCTAAAACCCTGTCTCTGGAAGTGGCGTCGCTCAAAACGAAGATCGCCGGAATGGAGCAGCAGGATCTGGTGGCGATCGCCCTCAAGGAGGGCAAAACCAGCCCCGAGGAACTCGACAAATGGGGGCGGGATCTGGCGCTCAAGGCCCCGGAGCAGTTCCGGACAATCGTCCTGTCGCGGCCGGCGGGAAGCGTGATCCCCGTCGACAAGATCGTCGTGGCCAAGGACCCGGCGGGCGAGGTGCCGGACGACCTGCAGAAGTCGGTCAACCGGATGATGGGGGTCTCGGAGGAGACGTTCAAAAAATACAACAAATAACAGTGGGGATAGATTTCAAATCTGTCCCATGAGACCAAAAAAGGAGGATATCATGAAGCGTTTTATCGATAAGATTTTCGGGAGTATGACGATGTTTTTCGTCATCCTGGTCGGTTGTCTCTTCGCGCTGACCACGAACATGTTCGGCTGGGAGGATGGTATGCCGATCGTCTTTTTCGGCACGGTATTAGCGGCCGATAAAGCAGTTGAATACACCGAAGGGGTGGAATTAGCCTTTCCGGTGATCAATGCGGACATTATCTACGGCGGGGCGCTCGTCTGCGTCAACGCCGCCGGGTACGCCGTTCCGGGAGACGATGCAACGGGCCTCATCTTCGAGGGCGTGGCGATGGAACGGGCGGACAATCACGCTGGGAATGCCGGCGACATCAGCGTCAATGTCAGAAGGCGCGGACTCTTCAAGATGACCCTGGGCACGGCCATCAGCATCGCTAATGTCGGCGACAATGTCTTTATCGTCGACGATCAGACAGTCGATCTGACCGCCCATTCCACATACGATATCTTTTGCGGGGTCATCGCCGGATATATCGATTCGACTCACGCTTGGATCGATATCGAACCCGCGATCCGGCAGGCGGACGTGGCAACCCATCTCGCCGACACCTCCGGCGCCCATGCCGCCTCGGCCGTCTCCATCGCCGACGTGGGCATGTTCACCAGTGCGGCCGAGGTAGAAGCGGCCCTGCAGGAACTCTATCAGAATGCGATCAGTGTCCAGGGATTCGTCCCGATCAAACTGACGGATCTGCGGGAAGTCGGCACGATGGCGGTCGGCAACATCGCGGCGGCCTGCGGCGTCCTGGGCAGCGACACCACCCCGCTCCTGAAGCCGATCAACGGCGCGACGGACGGATGCCAGAACGTGGAATGGGTGGAAACCGGGGTTGACCCCGTCATGTTCCAGGTCGCCCTTCCGCCGGATCTCGATGACGACGCGGACCTGGTCATCCACCACCGAATCAAGAGCGCCGGGACGACCGATGCCGTTGGTTTCACCGTTGATTCCTGGTTCAATGAGGGCGACACGAAAGTGACGGACACCTCCGAGACGAACCAGACGGCGACCTGGGCGGAGAAGATCACCACAATCGCTGCCGCGGATGTTCCCGCCGGCGCGCAGACCCTCACCGTCAGCCTGACCCCCGTAGCCCACACAACCGACCATCTGTATCTGTCGGCCCTGTGGCTGGAGTACAAGACGAAGATCAAGACGTCGTAAAAACAGGGCCGGGGATACCTTGCAGCAAGGTGTCCCCGGAAACCCATAGAAATTGAAAGGAGAAAAACCATGTTGGTAAATAAAGAATCCATTGCGGCGGTCTTCCTTACCCTGAAGACCACATTCAATAACGCCTTCGACGCCGCCCCCAGCCAGTGGGCGCAGACGGCCATGCTGGTGCCGTCCGGATCCGGGCAGAACGATTACACCTGGCTCTCCATGTTTCCGAAGATGCGCAAGTGGATCGGGGACAAGGTGATCAAGGCGCTCGAAGCCTTCAAGTACACCGTCGTCAACGATGACTGGGAGGCCACCGTGGAGGTGGACCGGAATGATATCGAGGATGATAACCTCGGAATCTACGCCCCCCAGGCGCAGATGGCGGGTTACAGTGCGAGGCAACTCCCCGATGAGATCGTCGCGGATCTGAAGAACAATGCCTTCGCGAACCTCTGTTATGACGGCCAATTCTTCTACGACGACGACCATCCCGTGGGCGGGGCGAGCGTATCCAACCTGGGCACAGCGGCTCTTTCCGCAGCCACCGCCGCCTTGGCCACCGCCTCCTACGGCGTCGCCCGGACGAAGATCATGAGCGTCACGGACGACGAGGGCCGGCCCCTGGCGTTGATCCCCGACCTCCTGGAGGTTCCTCCGGCGCTGGAGATCACAGGAAAACGATTGGTGGAGATGGACCGTCTGACGGACGATTCGCCCAACCCCTACAAGGGCACGGCGAGACTCCTCGTGAATCCGCGGCTCACCAGTACCACGGCCTGGTTCCTCCACTGCACCTCAATGCCGGTGAAGCCGTTCGTTTACCAGGAGCGCAAGGCGCCGAATTTCGTCGAGCAGACCGACGCCCAGACGGACAACGTCTTCATGCGGAAGAAGTTCCGCTTCGGCGCGGAGGCGCGGGCCGCCGGCGGCTACGCCTTCTGGCAGATGAGTTACGGAAGCAAGGGGTTGGTTTAATCGCCGTGTCTTGAGGGATACTTTTTGGAGGACACGATGCAGCATGTGTGTCTTGGGGGACATGATTCTATCGTGTCCCCCAAGAGTCGTGTTCCAAAAAACGAAAGGAGATGACCATGATTCGCATAAAAAGTAAGCGTCATAACTTCCGGCGCTGCGGCATCGCGCATCCGGCCGATGCCGTTGAATATCCGGACACTCGGTTCACGGAGATTGAGTTGGCACGCCTCCAGGCGGAGCCGATGCTCATCGTGGAGGTAATTCCGGAGAATCCGGCGGCGCCTCCCGCGGAAACGGCGAAGAAGATCCCGGGAGAAAACCCGGGAAAGGCGGCTGAGTCCGACAAAAAATTGGTCAAGCCCGGCAAGAAAGGTAAAAAATAATGCCCTACTGCACACAGGCAAACATCCTCGATCGGATCGACGAGGCGACCCTGATCACGCTGACGGACGAAGACGGCGACGGTGATGTGGACGACGACAAGGTCGCCGCTGCCATCGCCGACGCCGACGCCACTGTCGACGCATACTGCCAGGGCCGCTATACAACCCCGTTATCTCCGGTTCCCCCGAAGATCACACAGATCAGCGTGGATATCGCCCTTTACAACCTCTACTCACAGAGCGATCTCGACATGCCGGAGGTGCGCAAGGATCGCCACGCGGAGGCGATCCGTTTTTTGGAAAAGGTGGCCGCGGGGACAATCAATCTGGGATCGACCACGCCCGCACAGGCCAACCCCGACAACGCCGCGAATATCGATTCCAACGCCCGGATCTTCACCCGGGATAAAATGCAGGGGTATTAGATGATCGAAACGATTCAGGACGCCATTATCGGGCAGCTCGAGAAGATCACGTCGGCGGCGACCGTCGGCGTCTGGCAGGGCGATATTGAAAGCCTGATCAAGACACCCCAGCGCCTGCCGGCATTGCATGTGATCTATCAGGGGGCGGATTTCGAGGAAAAAGTGGTCATCGGGCTGAACCGGGCGGATCATACGATGATATTTCTTGTGATTCTCATCTCCAAAAACGTGAAATCTCGCGAGACGGGCGCCGCCGCGAGTTACACCCTCATCGAGGGAGTCCGGTCCTATCTGATCGGACATCAGGTAGCCCCTTATGGCTTTCTCTGGCCGTTGAAGGAGGACCTGATCCTGGCCGAAGGAGGCATATTGGTTTACGGCCTGACCTACCGTCTCCGGACGAACCTGATCGCAACGGAACCGGGAGAACCGCCGGCAGAACCGTAA